CCGCCATACGTCTACCTTCTAACCTGCTAATGCGTTATGACGATCTACAAGGTGAGCGAACTGAGCGGGGTATTGGGCGATTCGTTGTGGAATACACTTATAGGACACGCCGAGGCCGAACGCGGATCTACGGTGGCAAGGTGATAGAGAATGTCTGCCAAGCTCTTGCACGTTGTATCATCGCTGAACAGATGTTGCTGATCGCTAAACGGTATCGTGCAGTGTTGACTGTGCATGACTCAGTTATCGGGTGTGTGCCTATAGATGAGGCTGAAGAAGCTAAACAGTATATTGAGAAGTGTATGAAGTACGTACCCAAGTGGGCGAAGGGACTACCGCTTGACTGCGAGAGTGGTGTGGCTAAAGCGTATGGGGACTGTGAATAATGGGTTATCTTGTAGTGTTTGTAGGTACCCCTTATGTGGATGGTGTATACGCAGACAAAGACTACGCAGAAGAAATAAAAAAGAACTTTATGGAAAATAGGTTTCCAAAATTGGAGTTTGAAGTAATAGAAGCCCCGAAAGGTTTTAGAGTTACTGACGACATATTCTGGTCTAGGAATTTTGACAGGATAACCCGTATTAACGAGGGTTTGATGGACAAATGAGCATAGCACCGTGGTCGTTCAGCAAGATTAAGGCATTTGAGCAATGTCCTAAGCAGTTCTATCACGAAAAAATACTCAAGCAGTACCCGTTCAAAGAGTCTGAAGCCACACTGTATGGAACAGCTTTTCACGAAGCTGCTGAGACATACATTCGTGATGGTGGTGAACTAGACCCACGGTTCAGCTATGCACAGAAGATGTTAGACGCACTGAACGCCAAGAAAGGCGAGAAGTTGTGCGAGATAAAGATGGGCCTGACTGAAGACCTAGAAGCGTGCAGTTTCTTTGCGCGTAACGTGTGGTTTCGCGGTATCGCGGACTTACTGATACTAAATAGAGAAGATAAACTGGCTTGGGTCATTGACTACAAGACAGGTAAGTCGGCAAGATATGCTGACAAAGGGCAGCTAGAACTTATGGCGATGGCTACCTTTAAGCACTACCCCGAAGTAGAGACTGTTCGGGCTGGTTTACTGTTTGTAGTGAGCAACGATTTAATACGAGATCGCTACGCAGTTGAGGATGAGCAAAAGCTGTGGACTAAATGGTTGAGTAAATACAACGACATGGAAACAGCTTTTGAGAACGATACGTGGAACCCTAACCCAAGCGGCCTATGTAAAGCATGGTGCCCAGTGTTGGAGTGCCCACACAACGGGAAGAACTGATGCCGTATAAAAATAAAGCTGACCGCAAGAAGCAGAAAAACCCGCCAGTAGGTAGCAAGGCACATGAGGCTCGTATGGAACGGCAACGCGCTCGTCGGGCTATGGATAAGACGGGGCGTGATGCTAATAAGAACGGTAAGGCTGACAAACGTGAGGGGAAGGATGTTAGTCATAAGAAGATGCTCAGTAAGGGGGGCAGCAACAAAGATGGCGTCCGTGTAGAAAGCGCCAGTAAAAATAGAAGTCGTAACGGTAAGAAACCAAAGCGAACGAGATAAGACCAAGGTATATCCTACCTGTTTAGCACTCCCCGCCAGTGTGGTCGAAGGCGGGACTAATTAGACCAAGGGCGTCGATCATACGTCCTCATTGCAAGGGTGCCCGTCCCCTTGGTCGATAGACGGGACTAACAAGGAGATCAAATTATGAGTAAGTTTGCAGAAGCCATTAAAGCGCAACAGGCGTGGCACGAGAAAGAAAAACCCGCGAAACCAAAAATGCTTCCTGAGAGAAGGGAGCCGATTAAAGACTCATTAGTCATGCAGATTCTAAAGCTGCAAGACAAGGGTATTCCTTCTGTGAGGATTGCTAAAGAAGTCAACGTACCAGTACAAACAGTCTATAACGTGAAACACCGTTACCTTCTTATCGACGTTAAGAATGGAACCCAGTGGTACAGGCCACTAGGTTAAGGGTTTAGAATGAAAGTTGTAGATAACAGAGCACTGCTATTACGCCTTAAAAATCCGGGCAAGGTGACCACTGTAATACCCAAGAGCAAGGAGTTATCAGGAAACAGAGTGGTAGTTAACTGGGGCGTGGATGAGACACACGTACTCAAGAACCTAAACATACAAGCACCGTCACCCATTGAGGGTAAGTACAAGTGGACGGGTAAGTACGAGCCGTTCAGTCACCAAAAGACTACATCGGGGTTTCTCACACTCAACAAACGTGCGTTTTGTTTCAACGAGCAGGGCACAGGTAAGACCGCCAGTGCTATATGGGCGGCAGACTTTTTGCTCAACCAAAATAAAATCAACCGCGTCCTAGTTATTTGCCCTCTGTCGATTATGGATTCGGCATGGCGCAAGGATTTGTTTGACTTTGCTATGCACCGTACAGTGGATGTTGCTTACGGCTCGGCCAAAAAACGTACTGCGATAATCGAAGGTGACACAGAGTTTGTCATAATAAATTATGACGGTGTAGAGATAGTCGCTGATGCCATCGCAAACGGTGGGTTCGATCTGATAATTGTGGATGAAGCAACTCACTACAAGAATGCACAGACAAAGCGATGGAAGACGCTCAACAAACTACTCACTCCAGATACATGGCTATGGTTGTTGACAGGTACACCCGCTGCTCAAAGCCCTGTTGATGCTTATGGGCTAGCCAAGCTAGTCAACCCGAAAGGAGTGCCACGCTTCTTTGGCTCTTTCCGCGATATGGTTATGTATAAGGTAACCAACTTCAAATGGGTGCCTAAGCCTAACGCTACTGAAACAGTGTTTAACGCACTACAACCAGCAATACGTTACACCAAAGAGGAGTGTCTGGATTTGCCAGACATGATCTACACCACACGCGACATACCGCTGACGCGCCAGCAAGAAAAGTATTACAAAGAATTAAAAGAGAAAATGATTATGCAAGCGGCTGGGGAGGATGTTACCGCTGCTACCGCTGCCGTGAACATGAACAAGCTCTTGCAAATTAGTTCCGGTGCCGTGTACACCGATTCTGGCGAGACCATAGAGTTCGACACTAAGCACCGATATAAGGTGTTGCGTGAAGTTATAGACGAGTCCAGCAAGAAAGTCCTCATATTCGTACCGTTCAAACACACAATAGACTTGCTTACAGAGAAGTTACGAGCAGATGGCATACCCACCGAGATAATTAGCGGTGCAGTAAAGGCAGGGGAGCGCACTCGCATATTCAAAGAGTTTCAAGAAACAGACAACCCTAGAGTGTTGGTGATTCAGCCACAAGCTGCTGCACACGGTGTTACGTTGACTGCGGCTAACACGGTGGTCTGGTGGGGGCCAACGAGTTCTGTAGAGACTTATGCACAGGCTAACGCCCGTGTACACAGAGCGGGTCAAGACCACAAATGCACTGTAGTACAGCTACAAGGTTCTAATGTAGAAAAGCGTGTATACGCATTACTTAACAACAAAATAGATACCCACACAAAGATTATTGATCTTTACAAGGAAATACTTGACTAACGCATTAGCTACCTTTAGATTGCAGTTCTCGGCAATGAATAGGACACAAACATGGCTGATGCGAAAGTGGTAGATAGTGTCACCTTGGAGAAATTGACTAGGGTTTATCTCAAGATCAAGGGCGAAAGGGAACGTCTGTCTGCTGAATTTAGGGAAGCTGACGATAAATTAGTCGCGCAGCAAAACAAAATAAAAAGCGCACTCTTGGATCACTTGAAAGATACAGGGGCTAAGAGCGTCAAGACTGATGCTGGTACGTTCTACCGTACTGTGAAGCAGAAGTATTGGACAAGTGATTGGGAATCCATGCACAAGTTTATCTTGGAGCATGAGGTGCCTGAGTTCTTAGAGAAGCGTTTACACCAAGGGGCAGTTAAAGGGTTTTTAGAAGAGAATCCAGACCTGTTACCGAAAGGGTTAAACGTAGATTCGGAGTACGCTGTGACAGTGAGGAAAGCATAATGGAGCAGCTAGTTCCGATTGAAGATGTCGCCAAGCACTTTAACGTGTCATTATCCACGGCCCGTAAATGGGTACGGGATGGCGCTGTGCCTTCTGGCACGTATGTCAAAATAGGTAAGACTCAACGGTTCGACTTGGAGAAAGTGTCACAGGCACTTATGTCTTACAAAAAACTAGAGCCTACAGACGATCTGAAAGAAGAGCTGTCGGAGGCTTTTGATCCTACGGCATACGACCCTGACGCAGATCTGTAGTGCGCCGAATCAGCATACAGGGTGGTAAGTTTACGGGTTTGGTAGATCAGCCAGAGGGTAGTATTTGCTGTTCCATAGATGTAGTTATAGTGAACGCGGCGGACGTATCCCGCTCGTACTACAAAGAAGACTACGTAGTTGGAGCCAAGAAGTTACCTACATGCTGGTCAACGGACACCCAAAGACCTGCACCCGAAGTGCCAGAAGACCAGAGACAGAGCGCACGTTGTTTAGACTGCACTCAAAACGTCCGAGGTTCGGGGAATGCAGGGGGTAGGGCTTGTAGATTTCATCAACGCCTAGCGGTTGTTGAGGATCATGCACTGGACACGGTGTATCAGCTACAAGTCCCTGCCTCTTCGATATTTGGTAGAGAGCGCGGGGGCGGTATGCCGCTACAGGCTTACTCCAAATTTTTGTCTGGGCATGGAACGCCCTCAATAGCAGTGGTCACTAGGATAGGTTTTGACGAGGGTAGTTCTGTACCTAAGTTGACTTTCTACCCGCAGCGACCACTAGAAGAAAAAGAACTTGAAGAAGTCCGACTCATGGTAGACCACGAGGACACGTTACAGGCAATCGCATTCAAAGTGGATTTGCATAACGTCAATGGTGGTTCGCCATTTGCGGAAACGGAAGGGTTCACAATAGCCTAAGTTAAGGAGACCAACATGGCTGAAGTAAATATGTATTACACGCTAGAGAACGTCGAAGCTCTCTATCCAAGAATTAACACCACCTACAAGTTCGATAACAAAGCGAACGGTGGGAAAGGTGGCTCTGTTAAGTGTGATCCGCTGGACGACGGAGCGGCATACGAAATGTCCTTTGTTATGTCTGAGAAAAAAGCAAAGGCGCTGTATAAGTCAATGAAAGCGGCGTATGACGTTAAGAAAGAAACTAGCTGGCCTGAGAAGTTCCCGCTGCCGTTCAAGAAAAACGATGACGGTAACTATGTCGGTAAGGCCAAGCTAAAAGGCGCTTACGGTACTGACCTAACCAAACCCCCACTGCAAGTGGACGCGAAGAACAACGAGCTACCAAAAGACTTTCAGTTAACCACTGGTAGTATCGTTAATCTTGCGGTTACCTTTGTGCCGTACTCAATGCGGGAGAATGGGGTTAGCTTACGTCTGAACGGTGTGCAGGTAATAGATTACAAGCCTATGGCTTCTCGCTCACCGTTTGGTGTAGTAGAGGGTTACGTAGCGCAGCCTGACAATCCGTTCAGCGATACCACTAGCACACAAGCCGAGCCAGAAGATGATGACTCGGATGACATATTTGGCGATGAGCCAGATACCTCTGCCGCAACAGAGGAACCCAAAAAGAAGGTTGTTAAGAAGTCCGCACCTGCACCCACGGACGACGAAGACCTGAGTGACGTTATCGACGAATGGGACGACTAAGCCGGTAACACTCCACTATGGCTAGGCATTGCCGAAGAGGGTGCGCCGACGCCCCTGCCATAGTGTCTTTCGGCATTGGGTGCAAATATGAATACGATAGAATTTTTAAGGTGGGTTTTACCCCCCGAAGGAGTGTACGTACTCTTTAGAAATAGTCTGGCTCAAAACAGACATCGGCAAGCGTACTTTAATTCGCTAGAAGATTTGGCCGAGGCCGCAGACTACTACGACAGCGAGGGGTGGGATACATACTTCGCTGTAAGTAATTATAAGAAAGAGGGTACACGCAAAGGCGAAGACGCTGACAAAGTTAAGGCGTTTTTCTTAGATCTGGATTGTGGGCCAGAGAAAGAGTTCCCCACAAAGAAGGTCGCACTGCAAGAACTTCAGAGGTTCTGCGTTGCAACGACGTTACCAAAACCACTCATAGTGGACTCAGGGCGTGGGTTACATGTTTATTGGGTTCTCACTGAACCAGTAGCAGTAGAAGAATGGAAGATAGTAGCTGACCGATTCAAAGCCACATGTGCAGAACATAACTTTGATATAGATACGTCAGTGCCAGCCGACACCGCGAGGGTGCTACGTGTGCTGGGCACGCACAACCACAAGTCAGAAACTCCCGCTCCCGTTAAGTTGGTGACTGCTATACCTGATACGGTTAACTTTGATTGGTTTGCCAGTAAGATTGGGTTGGACACGATACCAGTTCCCAAGAAACGCATAGACGAAGATGGGCCAGCTAGCTTACGTGACGCACTGTTACGTAACATAAAGTACAGTTTCAAAGACATACTTCTAAAGTCTCAGGAAGACACAGGCTGTAGGCAACTAAAACGAATAATAAGTGGGCAAGCTGAAGCAAGCGAACCTATGTGGAGAGCAGGGTTATCTATAGCCAAGTTCTGCGAAGACGGTGATAAAGCGGCACAGAAAATATCAGAGAAGCACCCTGAGTACACGCCAGAGCTTACGCTCAAGAAGTTAGATCTAATTAAGGGGCCGTACCGCTGCACGACGTTTGATGAAAACGAGGCAGGTATATGCACCGAATGCCCTCACTGGGGCAAGATAAAGTCACCGATAACTCTAGGTCGCAAGATTGCTGAAGCTGAACTAAGCGAAGATGGTACCTATAGTGAAGTCTCTGACTTGTCTGAGGATAATCTATACGACGTAGAGAACATCTCAGAATACGTTATACCAGCGTACCCACGCCCATACTTTCGAGGCGCATCTGGCGGTATCTATGTTCGCAACGTCAGTATAGACGGAGAGGTAGACGAGAAGGTTATCTACCACAATGACTTGTACATAACGAAACGGCTGGTGGATGTAGAAGCTGGCGAGTCAGTTGTGTTTAGGTTACACCTACCAAAAGACGGGGTGCGTGAGTTCACGCTACCGCTCACTGCGGTTATCTCAAAAGAAGAGTTCCGAAAACAGATGGCAATGAACGGCGTTGCTGTCCCTAGAGTAGATGATTTATTGCAGTATATGGTTACTTGGATAAATGAATTACAGGCCACTTCTACAGCAGACGTAGCGCGGCGACAGTTCGGCTGGGTGGACGAGGAAGCGACTGCGTTTGTTGTAGGTGATAAAGAAGTACACGCTAACGAGATAAGGTACAACCCACCATCTACGCCTACAGCAGCGTTAATTCCTTACTTTGAACCCAAGGGCACCCTAGAAGCGTGGAAAGAGATGGCTAATTTCTACAACACCAGACCGGATCTAGTGATGCACCAGTACGTAGTGGGCACTGCATTCGGCGCACCTCTTATGCACTTCTTACCTCAGAACGCCTGTGCTCTGCACATACACGCCAACATAAGCGGTTGTGGTAAGTCTGCATGTATGCAAGTGGCGGCATCGGTATGGGGTGGTGTTAAGAATACGATGCTGGATGAACGTGATACTGAGTCCATGAAGTTCAATCGTGCAGAAGTGTTGCATAACCTACCGTTCTACATAGACGAGCTAACAAACGAGAAGGACGACAAGCTGAGTGACTTAGCGTATCAGCTATCTTCTGGTCAGCAACGAGGGCGTATGGCAGGTGGGGCTAACTTAGAACGAACACGCGGAGAACCGTGGAAGTTCTTATCTGTTACTTCTGGTAACTCTAGTGTCATAGAGAAGATTAGCGCAAAGAAACAACAGCCCAAAGCCGAAGCACAAC